TTAACCCATACTTAGAATCAGTACAACAACGTCAAGGTTTGTACGCGTTTAAAGTAGTAATGGACAGTTCAAACAACACTCCAGACGTAATTGATAGAAACCAGTTAGTAGGTCAGATTTATCTACAACCAACTAAGACTGCTGAATTCATTTACTTGGATTTCAACATCTTACCTACTGGAGCAACTTTCCCAGCGTAATTTTTTAAAAGTTGAATATTTATAACAAAATAAAATAAAATGGCAGTATTAGATCCAAACGAAATATTTTTCACAGCCTTTGAACCAAAACAGGCAAACCGATTCATCATGTATATTGATGGTATTCCTGCTTATGAAATTAAAGGTGTTGGTGCTGTAACACTAACTCAAGGTACAGTAGCTTTAAACCACATTAACGTACAACGTTATGTTAAAGGTAAAACAACTTGGGGTCCTATTCAGTTTACATTGTTTGATCCTATCACTCCTTCAGGTGCTCAGGCAGTAATGGAATGGGTACGTTTACACCATGAATCAGTAACTGGTAGAGATGGTTACAGTGATTTCTACAAGAAAGATTTAACTTTCGATGTATTAGGACCTGTAGGCGATATCGTATCAGAATGGATTATTAAAGGTGCTCTTATTACTGAAGCTAACTTCGGTGATTATAACTGGGATACTGAAAACACTGCTGTAAACATTACTATGACAGTTCAACCAGACTACTGTGTATTGAACTTCTAATCAGTAAAAATAAATTTAAAAGAGCTCGCGATTTTTCGCGAGCTTCTTTTTTTTTCATATATTTATATACGACAATAAAGTTATAAAAATAATCTATGGAAGAAAATAAATTTAAGTTACCAACGGAGGTTGTAGAATTACCTTCAAAAGGTTTGTTATATCCTGAAGGAAATCTTCTTCGTGAAGGTAAAGTGGAAATGAAATACATGACCGCAAAAGAAGAAGATATTCTTACTAATCAAAACTATATTAGACAAGGTACAGTAATTGATAAATTACTTAGTTCTTTAATTATTAGTAAAATTAATTACAACGATCTTTTAGTTGGTGATAAAAATGCTATTATGATAGCAGCACGTATTCTTTCATACGGAGCTAACTATGAATTTATGTATGATGGTCAAAAACAAAATGTTGACTTAAGTACTCTTGAACATAAACCTTTACATTCTGAAGTAACAAATAGTGGTAAAAATGAATTTAGCTTTACTTTACCAGAAACGGGTAATGTTGTTACTTTTAAATTGATTAATCACGGTGATGAAATTAAGATTGAAGATGAAATTAAAGGTTTAAAGAAAATTAATAAAGATAATGCTAACGAAGTTACTGTAAGACTTAGTCACATTATAACTTCAATTAATGGATCATCTGAAAAGAAAGATATTAGAGATTTCGTTAATAATTATTTTTTAGCTAAAGATGCTAGAGCATTTAGAGCATATTATAACGAAATATCCCCAGACATAAACTTAAAAGTAGTATTAACCGACTCAGATGGCGTAGAGGAGGACGTAGATCTACCGATCGGGATTAACTTTTTTTGGCCTGACGCCTGAGTATAGAGTAAGTTTATTCGACCAAATCCATGAAATAGTATTTTTTGGTAAAGGAGGTTATGACTGGAATACAGTTTATAACATGCCTATTTGGTTAAGAAACTTTACTTTTAAACGAATTAAAGAATTTTATGAGGAAACTAACAGCAATACTAATACAGTAGAACAATCAATTGCTGCGATGAAATCAGCGGGAACTGATAAAAAAGTAAATGTTCCATCATATGTTACAAAGGCGTCAAAAAAATGACGCCTTTTAATATTTATAATAAATAATCTCCTTAATGGCAAAAAAAGTAGGCGACTTAAACGAAGGTGAAATCAAAAAGATTAGACAAGAATCTATTGGTCTGTTAAATGACTTAGATTCTATTGGAAAAAGCATTAATTCTAATCTTCAGAAAGTTAGTCAGCTAACAGGAGAAAGTACTGCAGGTTTTAAAGAAAGTTTTAATGCTGCTAAATCATTAGGTGATGCATTAGCTAAAGTAGATTCTGAAACTTTAAAATCCAAAAAACAGCAAGCTACATTCCAGGATAAAGTCCGTAAAGCTCAAGAAGAAGCTACTAAATTAGAAGCTAAAGCTTCTCGTTTAAGAGCAGAAGCTGTAAACTTTACTAAAGAACAAGCAAAAGAAGCTTATCGTGTAGCTAGAGGATATGAAGATGGTGCTGAAAGATTAAGAGATCAAGCTAAAGCAGCTGGAAAAGTTACTGACCAATTTGAAAAATTAAACAAACAAACTAAAATCTTTGATGATATGGCTGAGTTTACTCAGCAAATCCCAGGATTAAGTAAAGTTTTAGGTGATTTTCAAAGAGCATCAGATGCTGCTCGTGAAGCTGCTTCCGAAGGTGGTAGTGCTTTAGCAGCTGGTGGAAAAGAATTAGCAGGATTAGCAGGAAAAGCAATAGCCGCTTTTGCAGTAGGAAATTTTGTTAAAGCAGTTGTTGACTTAGATGAAAGAACAACATCAGCTGCTCGTAATTTAAACATGAGTAGAGACCAAGCTAGTAAATTAGCTATGAGTCTTAATGATGCTGCAGTAAACGGAATTACAGGTAAAGACGCTCAAGCAGCTCTTGAACAATTTGCTAACACTTTAGGAACTACAGCTGCTATTAGTGCTGAAGATGCTGTTAACTTTGCTACAATGACCAAACAATTAGGTTTGGCCGTTAATGAAGCATCACAATTAGAAACATTATCTTTAGCAATAGGTCAAAGTTCTAAATCTATTACTCAAAATATAATAGGTGAAGTTAGATTTAGTAATTATAGAAACAAAGCGGCTGTAGATTATAAAAAGGTTTTAAAAGATGTAGGTAATGCTAATGCTGCTATTTTACTTAGTGTTAAAGGACAAGGTAAAAGTTTAGGTGATGCTGGTGCTGCAGCAAGAAGATTAGGTTTAGATTTAAATAAAGTAGATGCTATTGCTGGTAGTTTACTTAATTTTGAAGAATCTATTGCAGGAGAATTAGAAGCTGAATTACTTACTGGTAAAGATTTAAATTTAGAAGAAGCAAGAAGATTTGCTCTTAACAATGATATAGCTGGGTTAACAGCAGAAATTGCTAAAAACGTAGGTAATGCCGAACAATTCGGTAAAATGAATCGTTTACAACAGGAAGCAATTGCTAAATCTGTTGGAATGACTCGTGAAGAATTAGCTGCTTCTTTAATGGAACAAGAAGCTCTTACTAGATTAGGAGCTAAAGATGCTAAAGAACGAGATGCTAAAGTTGAAGCTGAAATGCAATCAATTGAAGCTCTTAGAAAACAAGGTAAATTTTCTGAAGCTGAAGCCGCAAGAAAACAACTAGTAGATAAATTAGGTTCAGATGAATTAATTCGTCAAAGAGAAAATAGATCATTAGCTGAATTACAATTAGAAGCTAGCCAAAAAATGGCTGAATCTATGGATAATTTAGCAAGTAAAGTTCTCCCTAATATGCAATCATTAATGCAAAAAATAGTTGAACATGCTGATTCATTAGCTAAAATATTAACTATTGTTGGTGGTGTTGTTTTATTTAGTAAAGTTGCTAAAATGTTTTCTCAATTTGGAAAAATAGCTGAATTTGCTAAAGGTATAGGTAAATTTTTAGGATTTGGAGAAAAAGCAACTGGAAAAGTTACTCAAGCTGTTATGAAAGAAACGGGTAAAACAGTATCAGGAGCAGCGGCACAATCCGCTGTTAAAGCAGGTACAGCAACCGCTGCAAAAACTACAGCAAAAGTAGGAGCCAAAACATTAGGCAAATCAGTACTTAAAAAAATCCCAATTATTGGTGCTTTAGCAGGTATTGGATTTGGTTTAAGTCGTTTAGCTGATGGAGATATATTAGGAGCAGCAGGTGAAGTAGCTTCAGGATTAGCAGGTACTATTCCAGGATTCGGAACAGCAGCTTCAATAGGTATAGATACAGCATTAGCTGCAAGAGATATTAAAAAATCTTCAAGTATAGATTCTAGTGAAACACCAATGGCTACAGGAGGCATTGTTACTAGACCAACTAGAGCAATAGTTGGTGAAGCTGGAACAGAAGCGGTAATTCCTCTTGACAAATTTTATGCTAAATTAGACGAACTTATAGCTACTGTAAAACAAGGAGGAAACATATACTTAGATGGAACTAAAGTAGGTACAGCCATGTCTGTAAGTACTTATAGAGTTCAATAACTTAATATTTATAATAAAAAACTATGGGACTATTAGATTTACTTAAAAAGGGTTCACAGTTAACTCAATGGGATGGTAAAAATCCTCAACCATTTGATAATGCTACTCAATACCAAAAAGGTTTAGCTACATCACAATTGGATTTAGATGGTAAAACACCTCTTGCTTACGACAGACTGACCCAATACCAAAAAAGTTTAGCGGTATCACAATTAGATTTAGACGGAAAAACTCCACCAAAATATTTGGATAATCCTCCTAAATAATGCCTTTAATAAATCTAAAAACTGATCTTAAATCCCTAAGATACGGGAAGGATACTCTTGGAGGAGGGTATAGTGGGCAACCCTATATTCAAACTCCTATCCCTGAAAGCTTTAATGATTTAGGAGCACGTGAAGATTTTATTTTAAGAGGTGGCATTGATGCAATATCAGATTCCTTAACGGATATTAAACGTTTAGGAAAAATGTTTGTAGACACTAAATCACCAAATGGTTTATTGTTTATAGCAAAACAACAATTATTATCTCGTACAGCTACTCGTACACAAACTAGTGGTATTTTAAATGAAGGTGTATATTCACCTTTAAATACATTAGCAGAAGCCGGTGTTGTAGCGTTTGGTGGTCATTTAAACAAGCAAGGCATAAACCCATTTGCTCAAACTGGAGCATACGCTAATAACGATGCTTTGTACAGCACTAGAGTTAAATACAGTCAACCCAATAATGAAAACCGATTAGTATTACTTTATTCTGGAAGTTTTGTTGAAAATAAATCTTATACTGTAAACGGTATAAAATTAAATGATGGACAAAACGTTATGGTTTATACTGGTGGTCCTGGATCTAATTTAGGAATTGGTAGTACTGGTATAAGATATGTAAGTCCTGTTAATAGAACAGGAATAAACAACAGTAATGGTAAAAGTATAGACGCAGGCACTTACCAAACACAAAGACCAATTAATAGAAATTCGTTAATAAAACCTCCATTAGGAGTTTCTAACGAATGGTTTAATACAACAAAGGAAATAGATTTTGTATCATTCCCTGAATTAACAGTAGATGCTGGATACACATATGAATTAAACACAAATATAAGTGTTTATTTACCTAAAAAAGCAGGAACTTTTCCTGAAACTAATAAAGATAAAATTCATGCTAATAATACTTGGACGTATAATCAACAAGATATTATTAAACCCTATGAAACAGTTCAAATAAATCCTGATGACCCTACAACTACATCAGAAAGACAAGGTAGTATATCATCCCCTAAAATTCAAGATTTTAGAGCAATTTTAAGAACTAAATTACAAGGTACTGAAAAATCTCAAGCTGAACAATCTGGTGCTACACCAGAAGCTCCTAATTACAATAGATTAAATATAGAAAACAGAGTATTATTAGGAGACCCAGGACAACGTTCAGGTAAAAGTTATTTTAATTATGAAAAAGGTGTTGAAGATACATCTACAGGTCAATCAGCTTATTCTTCAATAAATGTACAATCAGGAACTACTCCACTTGGTACTTATCAACCTGGATTAGATAAAATTACATCTATTCCTGTGTATAGAAGTGAAACTGTAGCTTCTGAAAAATATGTAAACGATTTAGTTAAATTTAGAATTGCTATTATAGACAACGATTCTCCTAATTTTAAAACTTATATTCATTTTAGAGCATTTATAGATTCAATGTCTGATTCATATAATGCTACATGGAATGGATTTAATTATTTAGGAAGAGGTGAACAATTTTACACTTATGGTGGGTTTACAAGACAAATTTCATTATCTTGGACAGTTGTTGCTCAATCAAAGCAAGAACTTATCCCCATGTACAAAAAATTAAACTATCTTGCCTCATCACTCACCCCAGACTATAGTCCAAACGGGTATATGAGAGGTAATTTAGTACAATTAACAGTAGGTGGTTACGTTTATGAACAACCTGGTTTTATAACTGCTTTAACATATGATGTACCAAGTGAATCACCTTGGGAAATTGGAATAGGTGCTAGTGAAGCCGGAAATGGAGATGCTTCAGTAAAAGAACTACCACATATGATTAAAGTAACTGGATTTAGCTTTACACCAATTCAAAAGTTTATTCCAAGAATTCAAAATAATGCTTATGCATTTAATAATAATACAACAGGAAGTGTTGAAGATGATTTTGGATTTGTAAGTACTTATGGTCCCGAAAGATATATTTCTTTAGCTAATGGTAGTAATATTGCTAATAACAATTATGATAGTAACTAATGAATAGATATCAGAACATACCAAAAACAAAAATTGAAGGAAATTTAGTGTATCAAACATCAAGATATCCTGAAGTACCTTTGTCTTCAAATGATATTTATGTTTATACTACTCAAGGAGATAGATTTGATATTTTATCTCAACAATATTATGGTAATAGTTCTTTATGGTGGGTAATATCAATTGCTAATACTGATAAAGTAAATCAAAGTACTTTAGTAATTCCTGAAGGAATTCAAATCCGAATTCCAGCAAATTACTCTGTTATTGTTCAAGATTTTAATATAATAAACGCTTAATATGGCTAACATAGTAGGGGAAGGTTTTGATCCAGTAATTATAAGTCAAATAAAACAAAGACAAACAATCTAT